AAGCCGACAAGTGACATCCTTCAAACTCCTTAATTAATTTGATTCCCATCATAGGAACCTCGCCACTTGCGGCAGCAGGAGCACTACTGCCGCTGGTTACTTTCCCAGTGGTTTACCGCAGTGAGGGCATACATCCCCCGCAGGAGCGGCAGCAGCAGGAGCAGAACCTCCTTTCTTGCCTCTATAAATCTCTGCCCAGTCTACGTTATCTTCCAAGTATTTGATTGGAAGATTGTCCTCTAACCACTGAACTGCTTTGACGTGGTTAGGATTTCTATCGTCATAGAAATTAAAAAAGTTATGAAGGTCGATTCGTGCCATTAGTTTTCTCCTCAGTCGAAAATTCTACCCCAACCATCGTTGCCGCCTGGACACCAACGATGCTTAAGAACTGCTTTTGTATAGATGGTTTTTTTACCATTCTCCACTGGACCACTGTAATTATCATTCAATGAACCATAGGGATCATTTACATAGTATCCTTTTCCATCTGGAGTCTTACCAATTACCACGCACATATGCCCACCAGTAGGAGCAGTAAGAGAACCCCTATGTAAAATGCCAATAACAACTGGTTTGCCAGCATCAAGACTCTTATCAATATCAGCAAAGCTGAGATTATAACTAAAGTGCGACTTGACGCCATACGCCGCAAGAACCTTCGTCTGGACGGCGTGATCAGTCGTGTCACCGATCTCAAAGACTTTCTTAACGTATTCATCATCACCTTTAATGCTTCCTGGTTTCAGGAACGAAAGGCACATAGCACATGACGAAGAGTTACATGTTCTATGTGCGTCTCTATAATTATCTACTTGATTGTAGTATGGGACTGCAAGAACTTCTGGTGTAGGTGGTTTTGTTCTGAAAATACTCACCCACTCCGTTTCAGAGTCATCCATAAATTCAGCAGGAAGATTATCTTCCAACCACTGCACTGCCGCTACATGATTTGGATTTTTGTCGTCGTAATACTTGAAAAAATTGTGAAGATCAAGTGTCATCTTCCTCTCCTGTGTCTCTAATTAGCAAATATCATGCTTCACATTATTTAGAAAAAAGTATTATGGAGAAAGAGTCTCAACCGTAATATGTTCGTTTTTTATTTTATTGTATTTTTGACAGAGAACTTCGCTTGATTCATGTTCCCATTTGTGGTATGCACTTTTTAGAGTTTTAACGTAATCAGTACCACCACACCCTACCATTTCATCGGCAACGATGGTCTTGATTAACACATCCCTCGTTAAATGTGTCATATTTGATTAATTATCGCCAACAATAAATTCTACATTATAACTCTTTAAGAATTCAAAGAATTTATCTTGGATGGTCTTCCAAAATTTTGGATGTTATTATTTAGTTATCAGTTGTTTTGATGTATTTCACATATAAAGCTTGTGCTTCTACATGTTTACCTTGATTAGTTAATTCTTTAATCTTATAGAGAATTTTTCTCTTGAACTCCTTAGATGACTCCTCCATCTTCATCGTCTCCAATGTATTCTAGTGAAAAGATGTCGTGATCATAGATATTCGGATCTAACCATTCAAAAAACTCAGATCTTATGGCATGGGCATCTTCAAGAGAAGAGATACTCCCGTCATCAACATCACATAGGTAATGAATACGATCCACTGCCCAATCATGAATTTGACTTAAAGTAGTCTCCAAAGTCTCCATAGTCTTTTCGCATGTAGCGTCCTAGAATATTGCTATTATAGTACGCAGGACAACCATCGTCAAGAGATTCGATCAATACATCATTTAAAAATAGTTGTTTTGTTTCCTCATAGTTGCATTGACCTTTTGTCGTATGAAGACTTAGTATTCTTCTACCGAAGAACTCTTTGCCATACTTTTTGATATCTTCCTTTAACTCAGGACAAGAACCATAATACTTTTTCCAATCTGATTCTTGTTTTACTTTTCTTTTCTTTCCAGGTGGTTTTCTGAATGACCAAAAATACTTTCTGCCAATGTACGATCTACCGTTGGACTTATTGGTAATGTGATAAACAAAACCGAAGTAATCCCCAATATCATCAGAATCAAAAATTCTTTCATTGTATATCCAAGGATTATCGTAACTCATACTATAGTATTATATGAGCTATTATTTATCTTAACCGGAACAAACCTATTCTAATCATGATTTCAATAGTTGTCAAGCCCTTGATAAATAATCAATAAAGAGTTATACTGATGTCAGTCTACGTCAGAAATCTAACGATAAATACCCATTCGGATTTTTCCGAAGATCTTGAGTTATATCAATTGGGTGGAAAAAGAACAAATATAACTGGATATGGACTGTCTTCTTACATGAGAAAACATCCAGACAGTTCATCGTATACTGTTTTCTCCGTTGGTATTACCAGTGCTGCTGACGGAAAAATAAATCTTTCTTTGACAGACACTCAAACTGCATCGTTAAAACCAGGAAGATATGTTTACGATGTATTGTGTGAAAGAACAAATGGAAGCAAATCAATTATTTTGGAAGGAACAGTGAGTGTTAGAGCAGGATTTTCAACTAATTGTCCATAAAAAATGTCACAACAACAAACATTCATTGCCGATATCGCAATTTATACTGGAACTGATTTCACACAAACATTTGTCCTTGAAGATATTCAATCAAATTCTCTAAAAGATCTAACTGGATATAGTGGATGTTCTTCTATGAGGAGATATCAAAGTTCTAGTGTAGCGGCATCTTTTACCGTAGATTTTTCCAATAATAGAACTGATGGAAAAGTAACTTTAAGTATGCTAGCATCAACAACATTGTCATTAAAAACTGGAAAATATTTTTATGATCTGGTACTACAAGATAACTCTGGTAGTAAAACCAGAGTTATAGAGGGAACAGTTACCGTTAAGAAAGCAATAACTAGATAATCAAATATTCTCTTCTCTAAGAATTTCTACAATATGCTCTAATTCCATTTGATTCATAATATAATTTGCCTCATCAACAGTATCGGCATGACCATTTGAGATTAGATAATTTAAAATAATCCCATGAGATTCATTTATAACTCCACCTTCCAATTCATAATGTGATCTAACATTCATGTACGAACGAAGACCAGGATCTGCTTGATATGGAAGTGATTTTGGTTTTAGTGTAGAGTGCCAGAAAGGTTTTTTTGATTCACTACTTTTACTATCATTTTCTTTGTCCTTATCCTTGTCCTTGTCCGCATCTGAGGTTGAAGCATCACCACCTGAAGTATCACTACCTGAAGTGGATGAATCAGTACTCGAACTTGGGTCTGTTTTAGCACCTTCTTCACCATTATTCAGTGAAGCATATGTTAAGGCACCTGCTCCAACAAGACCTGTCTTCACTGCATTGCTTTTCCAATCAATTTTTGATTTTGGTTTAGTTGCACCAGCAACATCGTCTACCTTAGATGCTGCTTTTTGTGATGCCTTTGCAGTATCCTTAGTAAGATCACCTGTTATTTTTCCAGATGATACTTTGGTTGTTTTTGCTACATCATCTCCTTGCTTACCAAGAAGACTTTGCAGTCTTTTAATTTGGTTTTGGATGGCAGGGCTTTTTGGTAATCCTCTAAGTCTGGCAAGTTGTTTTACTAAAAATCCTCTAACTTCAACAATATATTCCGATTCTTCCATAAGAACATTACCACCACCATTTTTTTCAATCAGGTAAATTGATTCTAAGATATCTGAAATATCCTCCTCCGTATAACCTTCCTGAATAAGGCGTGTTACAAAATCCATTTTACTATCTGTTCTCTATTTTATTATTTAGATGCTGCGGTCTTTACCGCCTGAACTCTTCTTTGGCGTGCTTGTTCATCACTTGATTTATACATTCCTGGTAATAAAGTTCTACCAAGTCTTTCCAGTGGATTGGATGAAGTATATTTGAGCGATGATGGATCTGCACCATGCTTATAGACTTCTTTTCCTCCCTGATATGCCTTGTATCCTACACGCTCTTTACCGCTCTTGTCTGTGATAACTGCTTTGTTATTGACTTTAAACTGTGCGGCATCGGCAGTAGTTCCTGCCTGAGTCTTGCGATTTGCCCATCTCATCCAGTCTTTATCTTTTGCACTAGCACCTGGAAGTGCTTTACCGATCTCAGCTCCTCCCATATAACCAGCAATACCACCAGCAATACCACCAACACCAGCACCAATAGCAGTTCCTACTGGCCCAGCAAGTGTTCCAAGGGCACCACCAATCTTTGCGCCAGCAGCAGCACCAGCAGCACTACCTGCCCATCCTCCACCTGCTTGTGCAATTGCTTTCTTAGTTGAATATTCCTTAGTTTGTCCTCTTTCTCTTTCTTGCTTGTATACATCATAGGCATCCCAAGCAGCAAATGCTGGACCAGAAATCCTTCCAAGTCCTTTAAGTGCTTTTCCTACTGGACCAACATTTTTAGAAGATCTAATATCAGCAATATTCTTTGCTCTCTTTTCAATCATTCTCTTGTAACTATCTGGATTCTGTTTCTTAACCTCAGACCATCTTCTCTTATTAGTTCCAGTTGTAGTTTCAGTTCCAGTTCCAGTAACAGTAGATTTACGTCTACCTGTGGAAGCATCTGCTGCTGTCTGTTGTGGTGTATAAGACCAAGAACCTTTTCTGGAAGAAGTTGTACCTGCTTGCTTTGTGAAAGTTTTGAAAGACTTTTTGCCAGATGGTGTGCTTGTACTTGTAGGGCTAGTTACATCGATAGAAGGTCCCTTATCTATACTTGGTGTTTTATAAGTACTAGGGATCTCTACTCCAGTAGGAATTTCTGGTTTGGTGGTCTTGCTAGGTGTTAATAATGGAGTTTTTGTTGGTTTTGGAGCACCAGCAACTTCAACTGATTTACCAGTACCAATACCACGATAAGAAGTAGATTTGGGTTGTGATTGTGGTTGTGGTTGTGGTTGTGGTTTTTGTTGTGTTGCTAATTGACCAGGTTTGGTGCCAAGGGCAAGTTCCCCACCTTTGGTTCTCTTAACAAGTTGACCAGGTTTAGTTCCAAGTGCAAGTTCTCCTGCCTTACTAGGAATAATACCTGTTTCTACTGG